TTTCGTCCAGGTCTTTATTCATTTTACCTAAACGGAAGTGATGTTTAATATCTGGCATATGTGTTAGTGTTTTATTTGCTTAGATTTATTTCTTAATACTTGAGAAATTTCTTCAGCTTTTATATTACTTAATCTTATTTTTGCTTTTCTTATAGCGGCAAACTTTTCTTTTTTAAATCTTGCTACTAAATACTCAGGAACTAATGTTCTAGCCGCTAACATAGCGTGTATCATGTATTTGTATATTGCATCTTCAGCAAATTTATGTACAACTGAATCTCCATCAACAGCTAATCCATCACTTATATATTTTAGTGTTATTATTTTATCATTTAAATCAGAGCTAAAATGTATAAAACCTTTAGCGTGATCTATGTAATATACGCCATTTGCTTGCGCGTAAGAAGGTGTTAAACCATATCTTCTACCTTGTGCTAAAGTAGCGTCGTATTGATCATCATCTCTAGGGTTGTCTGAAGTATTTGAAGAGCTTGTTAATTTAAATTGTTTCCAAGTTTCTGATTCAAATGATTGTAATATTTCACCACCGTCTGTAAAAACATATTCAAAATCATCGCTTTGAAGTATCGCGGTTGGGTTACCTGTTTTATAAGCAGGATATATTATTCTTTCAATACCAGAGCTATCTCTCCAGCTTACCTTAACGTAATTAACATAATCGTGAGGTAACTTCATTTTAAGAGATGGTGGTATTTCTATTTCTTGTGATTTTTCACATCTTAATGTATCGTAGTTTAACTCTTGAATACCTCTTTGAGCGTGAAACATTACATCTGTTCTTCTTGCTTTTGGCAAAAGCTTGTCTTCACCTACATATGTTATTATGAAATTTTGAACAATATCTTTTAACGTTATATGCTCGTAATTACCTAAACTCTCCTCTAGTGATCTTTGTTTAACTATTACAACCGCACCAACAGCAGGATTAGCACTAGACACAAATGTAACTCTACCATTAGAGCTGTTATATGAATATAAACTTTCGTTTAATTGATCTCCGTTAATAAATACATCAAAATCACCTTCAACTGTTGGTAAAGGGCTAAACGTTAATGTAACATAACTGTTTGAGTTTATAGTAGAATCTACCGTAAACTGAATTGCGTTGTTGTAATATTGCTGTTGTGTTCCTGTGAATAAAGGCATGTTCTGTTATTTTTCTTGTTGGACGTTTTGTGCTTCTTCTTGAGCGGCTATTGGATAAAGCTGAGGATCTTTTATCGTTATACCAGCTAGTTCTAATATCTTTATAACTAATTCAGACTCTTCAGACTCATGTAGCTCAAAATCTACAGCAAGTGTAGCGTTGTAAAGAGCTTCATCTAAAACAGTAGTATAAGCCCATTGTACTTTAATTGGCTTAGCTATATAGTTACACACAACTGTGTCACTTGCACCTATTGTTGTTGGATAAATTTGTATTAATCTTTTTCTATTTACAGCTGTTGATCCTGAGTTTCTAACATAAACAGGATATGTTGTTGTTGGGTTTGTTAATGGGGATGCTAATATGTGATGTATTTCGTTTTGATTTATTTTGTCAATTTCAACATAACTACCACATTTATTAGTATATAATTCTCCCATACGATAATGATCTGGTAAAGTACCTACACCACCGTCTGCCATAACTACGGCTGCTCTGTATTTTTCAAATATATCTATTTTTTCTTGAATAATATCTACCATGTCTGCATGAACCGAATCATTGCCAGGCATTTTTAAAAATTGATCCAAGTCATAAAAGTATTGTTCGAATATATCTAATTGAGCTTGATTAGCAAACAAGTTAAACTCTTGAGGTGTTATATAACCTCTTTGTTCTTTGTTAGCTATTGCTAAAACTCTTTGATAAACTGTATCTACACTAACTGCCATATTTATTTTTTTTATAGTAAGTAACCACCTCACAGAGATGGTTACCTCTATAAGTGATTGTTATTTTAATCTTTTTTCTAAATTACTAAAGACTTCTAAACCTTCGTCTGTTTGGAACCACGCAGCTAATGCTGAATATGGGTGCTCATCAAATGGCACTGTCATTAGTTTTCTGCCGTTGCTAGCCCAAGTAAACTGTCTATTATCAGGCGACAATTTAATCAAGTTCGCTTCCGCTGCTTTAATACCAAAGTTTCTTAGCTGTACATTTTCATCTTGTGCTAAGCTTATAAATAAAGCTGGATTTCTTTTAGCAAATAAAAGTAAATCTCTTTTTAGTTCTTTGGATGTCATTTTTGTGACTTTACTACCAAGCTCTACTCTTAATATACCTTCAGCTATATCTAAATCTAAATCTTTAGCTATAGTTAAAGCTTCTATTTCAAGCTCCATGTAATCTAAGTCATCACTTGCTATCTCAACCTCGTTATGTTCTTGATATATAACATTTTTAAGAGGGTGATAAATTGAAAGCATTTTTTGTAAAGATTGCTCTCTTGCAGGTACTGATAAAGCACCATCTCTAAAAACTATACGACCTAAAGTGGCCATACCTTTTTGTTCATCTACCAATGGTGATGGTTGATTAGTAGCGTATCTTAATTCTTTTTGAAAACCCGCTTCTGTATCGAACCATAATAATGGTTTTCTTCTAGTATGTTTACTAGGCAAAGAAAAAACTAATGGTTGTTCCTTTGTTGTTAGATAGTAAATTCTATCTTTTATTTCCCATTGTGTACCTACTGGTACTCCAACGGCTTGTTTTACTTGTGACATAATATAATATAATTAAAAAGTTTATAAAAAAAATAAAAGGGTTGGGTGCCGAAGCACCCTTACCTTTTAAGTACTATTGATTATCCTTGGATACCATCAGTAGATTTTAACAATACAAAGTTGTTAGCTGCTTGAACACATAAACATCTCTCAGATAAGAAATGTACGTTCATTGCATCTTCGTCGCTTGTATAGTTACCTCCAACTGAACCAGTGATCCATGATTTCATTCTTCTATCGTCAGCTTCAGAAGCTCTGTATCTAACGTGTAAGAATGGTCTTTGGATGTTTTTACCCATAATCTGATCGTAAACTGTTGAAGTTCCAGCAGGAACGATAACACCTTCAATATCAGCTACAAGTCCTCTAGTAGTTGAATCATTTAAGTATTTCCAGTCAGTTTTGTAGAAGTCATAAGAACCTCTTCTGAAACCAGAGAAACCTAAATTTAACGCCATTTCCTCAGAGTTGTTGAATACTCCGTAAGAAGTACCACCAGATCCGTAAGAATTTTGAGCAGCAAGCATGTTGTCAATAGATAGAGACGTAGCTCTGTCTAAGAACATCATGTTTTCTTCAATTGATCCTTGCTTGTCAAGCTCTTGTAAGATGCTATCAAATTCAGCAAGCCCAACGTGAACTCCACCGGAGATACCGTCATCAAAATCAGCGTTGTTGTATACTAATCCTCTTGAGCTAATAGCAGCAAAAAGACCTTCAGATCCAGAAATACCTGAAGCAGAGATAGCAGAAGAAGATGCTTTTTTCTCAGCTTCAATCATAGCCATTTCTAATTGATCTTCAAATCTAATTCTTGCTTCGTGCTCAGATTTTAAGTACCATAAGTATCCAGAAGTACCAGCTTCAGTAGCAACTTCAACCCACCCAATTTGAGCAGTGTCAGATCCATTTACACTGTACTTGTCTCTTAGAATAATTGGTTTATTCGAGAAAGAAGTAAATGTTGCATCTTTTTTGTTACCAGCGTTGCTTGATCCTTTTGCATATTCTGAACCATAAACAAATACTTTTACAGCAGTCACAGCATCAGCGCCGATACCTGAAATATCAGCAGCAGTGTAAGGTTGTGCAGTTATAGTAGTTGTACTAGGTACAGCAGATACGTAACATTTTAACGTTACACCACCTTTGCTAACGATGATAGTATCACCGACGCTTAGTAAGTGAGCAGCAGAAAATGTTAGTAAGTTTGCAGAAACGTCAGTACCTACGACATCGTCGTAAGCTACGTGGATTCTACCTTGTTCAGACCATACGACCTCGTCAGAAGCCATAGGCATTTCAGCACCGACCATAGATAAGAAACCAGAAATAGTTCTGTTTCCGTATCTTTCAACTTCTTTTTCATAAACTTCCGGTAGGAATTGTTTTGTGAAATTAAAGTCGTTGCCAGCGATTGATAAATAATTTGAACCAAATAAAGTTTTATTCGGTCTCGGCGTTAAGTGCGATAACTCCGCGCCTGTTCCAGCTAATGCCATAATTTTTAATTTTTAAATTGTTAATGTTATTTTCTAATCTTAATCTTAAAATCAGAAACTGTATCACCAGGAACAGCTTTTACAGACCAACCAGAAGTAGGTATCACATTTGACTGTGCTTCCCTAGGATCCATGTTGATATTTTTAGACTTAGCTATACTATCCTTGATAGCATCTGCTTTGCCCTGTTCGTAAAAGTGTTTCGCTACAGCGTCAGGATTATTAGCAGTAAATAAAGATTTATGATAACCCGTAGCATCCTTCATATTTTCATTTTTATCAAGAAACTTCTTAATAAAATTGTTAATATCGCTTTGGTCATTTTTAACCTTGTCACTATCTTTTACATTAAACCTAAACTTTTTTTCACCAATATTATATTCAAAACCTTTGAATTTATCGTTAAAAACCTCGTTGGTTTTATTTAAAAAGTTGGTTTGTTGTTCCTGAACTACCTTTTGTGTAGTTTCTGCTTCTTGATTGTAACGGTTGAAAAAATCAATTGCTTTCTTTTGCTCAGGCGCTAACCTGCTTCCAGCTTTAATTTCTTCGTAATATTTAGACTTTAGCCCGTCTAAGTGGCTTTTAGCACTGGCAACTTGCTCTTTTAGTGCTAGTTTTTTTCTTTTAATATCTCTTTCCTCATCAATTTCTTCGTCATATTCAAAATTGTCTTCCATTAAAAAACCAATTTCATCATCATTTAAATGAGGTTTTGTTTGCTTGTAGTATTCCTTAAGTAAAGATTTATCATCTTTTTTAGAGTAATCTTGATTTAATCTAACATACTCTTCTAAGCTTCCGCCAGTTTCATTCATAAAGTCCACGACTTTTTGTATGTTTTCTGGTAATGGTTCAGATGTGTCTTGAGCTTCTTGTACAGCTTCTTCTACTTGTTCTTGTAGCTCCTCTGTTTGCTCTTCAACTTCTTCATTTGTAATCTCTTCAACTACTGAAGTTTGCTCTTCTTCTTTAACCTCTTGCTCAACAACAGGTGTATCTTTTACCTCTGTTTCTTCTACAGGAGTAACTTCTTCTTTTTTTGAAAGATCAACCTTAATAGCATCGTTGTCTTCATTTTGATTGACTAATTGCTTTGGTCTTTTAGGTTTTTCTTTCATTTTCATATCTCCACCCTCTTTTACAGGAGCTTCGATTTTAGCATCAGTTATAGTTTCACTATCTTTGATTGCTGCTTGTTCTTGTGCAACTGGTTGAATTTCTTCTACAACCTCTTGCGGCTTTTCTTTTTCTGCCATAATATAATATTATAAAATTAAACGATTATTATCTTGGGTCAAAACTACCTAGATTACCTAGGTTACCTAAACTATCATTACCCATTGATTCAAACTTTTTAGGTGATTTATTGTTATTTCTTTGATCTATTAGCTCAGATTGTTGACTAGCTTGTATTCTAGTTCTTTCATCTTTACGATCTTCTTTATTTGTTTCTTTTTGTTTACCTATGTTAAGCTCCATGTTTTTAAGTCTCATATTAATCATAAACTCATGATTCATAAGATCTTTCTTGATTATAGCCTCTTGTTGCATTTTCTTTTGATCTAGCATCATTTTGGCTTCTTCAAGTTGCATAGTGCTTTGCATTAAAGCTTGGTTTTTTTGTACCTCAGCTTCTGCAGCTATCTTTTGAGCTTGTGCATTAGCGTTTGCTTGAGTTTCTATATTTTTTTGTTGTAGCAACTCGTCTCTTTCTCTTTTCTTTTTTCTTCTTACTTTTAGTAATTGATTAGCAAGCTTGACATTTTTAATATTTCTTAAATCAATAGCATCTTCAAGATCTATCATTTGCTGACCTAAAGCAACTTGTATATTGTTTTCAAGTAATGATTTTTCTTCTTCATCAGGAGATACGTCTAAAAATATACCAAAATCATATAGATGTAAACTAGCTATATCTTCTAACGTACCAACATTATGACCACCTATTTTTTGTATAAATGCTTCTTTTGTTGGAGAGTATTCTAATATATCAGATATTCTTAATGATATTGATTCAGCTAATTCAGCTGTAAGATATAAACCAGAGTTCAATATATGTCTAGTAGCGGTGTTACTATTAGCAGCAGCTAGTTTTTGAACACCAACTAAAGCTCTAGAATCAGGAGTACTACCATCTCTAGCTTCGTTTAAGCCGGTTGTATCTCTAATCATCTGCATGTAATAGTTGTAATTCTGTATTAACACAGGTATTTTACCACCACCATTACCACTTGTTATTTCTTGAATAGGTATTTTACCAGGATTCATATCTCCTTCTGACGTAAACGATCTACCTATTACGGAACCAGTTTGAAAAAACATATTCAATGCTTCTTGTGGATTATAATTAGTTCCGTTACCTAAATCTATTTCAGCTAAACCGTCAGCGTCTAGATAAATACCATCTGGCACCATTCTTGATAATACTTGTTGTATTTTTAAATGAGTTAATTGAATCATGTCAGCAAAACCAGTTATACGCTTTACTAAAGACTCAATTTTACCTTTATACATTCTAGGAGCCACTAAATTATAATTCATTTTAACCTTAGTGTAATCACTTTTAGGTCTCATCATGTTTTTAGACATTTCCCATTTAAGCAATTTATCTGTTCCTAAAACCAAAGCTCCTTCATATAAAACCTCTAAAGATCTTTCAATTTTCTCAAATTGACCAACCATTTCTTGTATTGGTGGATCAAAAGTATCATCTCTTAATATAACTTTGCTACCACCACTCATGGTATCTTTAACTTTATAAACTTCATTCATGTAAGTTTTATAATTAAAGTATAATACCTCTACAGTGTTATTATCGTTGTTATCGTTAGTGCTAGCTGTAGTATACCTAAAGTTAGATTTTTGATTAGGTTGCTTTTTTATTTTTAAAAGTTGCTCTTCATCTAAATTAGGAAACTCCTTTTTTAATTCATTTATAGGTATTGTTTTTACCTCGCCAATGTAATATATATCTTCAAAATAAGGATTTTCAGTATAAGAGTAAACTATATTTGCAGGATCCACGTATTCAACTTTAATACCTTCAGCTGTTGTAAATTTATCTTTTACACAAGCTATACCAATAGTTGTTAAATCATAAAATAATCTTTTTCTTGTTTCTTCAAACTTATTACCATTTAATATAGTTGTTATGGCTTGTTCCTCTGCTAGTTCAACTTCTTGCTTGTAACTAAGTTGCATATGTAAACTTAACTCTTCTTCACTATCGGGTAGTTTTTCAGGTGGATTTTCCTGTAAGTTTATACCTAAAGAGTCTTGAGCAAACTTTATAAGCTCTTGAGTTTCTATGTCTCTCATTACAGATTCCATATACTCTGTTCTCTTACTCATACCGTAAGGATCTTGAGAATATGCTTTTATATCGTATGTTCTTTCGGCCATACCATTAACTACAATATCAACAAACTTAGGTATTATAGGAACTGGTTTCCAGTCTAAATTAAGATAAGACAAATCACCATTTATAGATAATTCATCTTTATATTTTTGTATCGACTGTTCTCCTCTAGCATATAACCTTAACTTATGAAACTCGTTTTGGTTGTTATAAAATCTATTAGTACCAGAATCACGTTTAAACCATTCCGCTTCTATAGCTTTGGCAACCTTTAAACCGTAGTCAAGCCCGATCTTCTCAGAGTCGCTAACAACCTGACTTGGAAAATAACCTTTTGATATTGATTCTGCCATTTTTTAATCTATTAGTTTTGAGTGCATACCTTTGTTTTTATATCTTGATATGTTTATGTTTAGTTTTTGTTTTTTTATGTCTGCATGTGGTCTATATAAATGTCTGTTACAAGCCATTATAGCTAATCCCGAACTTATTGCAGCATCGTATTTTGTTCTGTTATTTATATCAAACTTAGCCCAGTCTTGCAATGTTTCATTAAAATATAAATCACCGTGGGATCCATCTCTCTTTTTACCAACGTGATCTTGTATATACATTTCAATAGCAGCAGCATGAGCTTGCTTAATATCTTCACTTGAGTTTGGTATACCACCTACTTCTTTTTCAGCTGTGGACAACTTGTTCCAAGTTCTATCAGGTCTATTCATAGAATAACCTCTGTAACCTCGCCTTTTTAAATAATACAATAGACGTGGTTTATTATTTTCTGCTAGTATAGGCATCCCGTAAAACACAAGTGCCATTAGAACGTCCTCAAAGAAGATCTCAGCAGTCTGAGGTCTAGCTATATACTCTAAAAAAAAAGAGTTTGGAGGACAATCTTCCATACTAAATTTTGTTAACCCGTGCAAAGCACCTTTAGATCCTTTACCATCAACAGTACCAGATATATCATAAGAGTCACATCCAAATGAACCCATATGTTCGTTAGCAGGGTATTTAATTCCATTTTTTATTATATGTCTATTCTGTAATTCAAACTTAGGTGTCCAGCTAACCTTAAACCTACCTTTTGAATCTGGGTAAAATATAACTTTAGTATCTTTAATACCGTTAACCCATTGAAAATTACCTTTAGTTAATGGTGCGTTTAGCTCTTCGTTATAATCTATTTGCTCGTATATTTTTGCTAAATTAAATATACTGTTTTGTGTTTCATCTCTAAAAGCGTGCTCTTCAGTTCTAGGAAATTGCCTATAAAATTCATTTAAAGCATCTCCATCATTTTTTAAGCCGTCGACTTCGTTCTGCCAGTGTTCGATGATACCTGTATCGATATATTCTCCATAAGGCCCTTTAACTTCTTCTTCTGGTGTGTCAAATACAGGTAGTCCATAAGAATCAATGAATCCTTCGTAGTTCCATTCCATAGGAATGAACAGACTATAGAGTCCTGTACTTGTTTGTCCATTTCTGTTTCTTTTTGTAACATCTGACCCATTATACAGTTTTTTAAAGTTATCACCTCCTTTATCAAGAGCGTTGCTCGTTGATCCCATCATGCACTTACCAATAATTCTACTACCTAACCTAAGACATGTTTTTGTAACACGCCAATTGTTTAATATATTATTAGGTCTTTCCCATTTACCACTTTCATCGTGGGCTAATAGTTTTAACTTTTCACCATCATAACTATTGTCACCTGTATTTTTCCAGTCAATAGTAGTGTCTAATCCTTGTAAATCATGATCGTCACTACCTGCTTCTATCTTTCTTCTAGTTAATTTAGAAGCTGGAACTCTATATGCTAATTCTGTTTTAGGTCGATCCATACCATCTTGAATCGGTTTAAAAAAGAAAGGGTAGTTGACTGATATAGGCACAACCTTGTCAGTAAACATTTTTTTAGCATCTGGTCCAGTTTTAGATAATATTCCTAATCTAGCATCACTTGATATTGTAGCCATATTTACTAGCTCTCCTGATGCCATAAATGAAAACCCAGATCTTCTATTTTTAAGATAACACATACCATAACATCTAGTATCAGCTTTGCAAGCTTCCCAAAACAAATAAAATAATCTATTTGCTTCTCTAAAATCAGGTTGACCAACATCAATTTTTGACCACTGTAGATACATATAGTGAGTACCGGTTATGTAAGTAGCTTTTCCTTTGTTATAAAACCAAAAACCTTCTTCTCTTCTTTTAAACTCTTCCTCTATGTAATCTATATGTTTTTCCTTAAACTCTTTTGGTATATCTTTCCAATCAAATATTGTTTTTAAACGAGATAAAGCTTTAGGTTGTGGTGTAACTTCCCATTTATCACTTTCAAATTTATTAACACCAGTTGCCTTCGGCAATGCTATTTTTAAATTCTGTATGCTATACACCTCACCGATCT